CGTGGCCAAAGAACCATCAAGAGACCCTATACGGGCCAACTGCTGGTTCCGGGTCTGATCGTTTAGATCCTGACCCAAAACGAGCAAGAGCCTTCTTCTTATGAAGTCTCCTACTCCCTTCTGGCAGAACATGTTAAGATCGGGCTCCTTTACGGCGCACCGATCTATTTCCGAGGTTTTCGGAACAGTAAACAGGATGCCACCAGGTACGACATTGAAGCGGGCTTCGAAAAGCTCACCTCGATGAAGCCGCCACGTCAAGCATGTCTCAAAGATCTCTCTGAAACGCTGTTCGCAGCGGGGTGTGACATCTGCTCCCACCTTAAACTTCACTGCCACACCATCCGGCCTTCGACGCACACTAGTTGAGGCTCCTGAGGTAAAGGTCCCGTAAAGGACCTCCAGAGCAGGTTCTTCCCCTAGTACGCGTAGGATGGTTTTCCGAGCTACCCGGATCACAGCTCGAGATGAAAGACCCTTCCCGTTAGTTCGGAAAGTGACCTCATCGTTGAACAGCAACCGGATATTCGTGTTGACGTTGCGAAGTTCCATGCTACGCCATTTCTCAATGGCGGCAGCACGTCGCACATCAGCCGCTGTCGCGTCCGGAGTTGCAAACTTAGAAAGGATCTCCTTCCCAAGATATGCAGACTTAAACCGCAGGCTTTCGTCCGAAAACTTTAGCCCGCTGAGTTCGGTAAGTAGTTCCTGAAGATCAGTTACTACTTGCTGATGAATCGATGGTGCTAGGGTGTAAGGCTGACTGCCCGTCCCTTTGCGCATGCTCAGGTCTCTCCCAAGGTATAACCGCAGCGCGGTGTACTAAGTGTGGGACTCGGGTGACGTAATTAAGGTTGAGGAGTCTGCAAGCAAACTCATCTAAACCCCAACTACTAGGCCCAGACATATTGTCAGGCCAAGCCACAGGGAGTTAGTAAACGCCCTGCAGCTTCACGACCGTATCGTTCACCAGCGTCTTCGAAGAATCGAGAGACGACTGGAAGAGGCCGACGAGGTCCTTCCTCTCTTGTTCAGTAGAGGTCGAGTCGAACGTGAATACGGAATCCACGTACGCAGTCCGAACGACCGTCGGCGTCGAAACGCCGTTGATCGTCTGGGTCTGCACCACAGGTACACTCAGCTTGAGCTGTACCTTGAAACGACCGTTCACCCTTCGATTCTGAAGGGTGTACTTCGCTTCGCCGATCGGAACACCACCCGTCTCCGCCACCACACCGACGCCGTTGGCGTCGATGTTGATCGGAGTAAAGGTATGGTTGACCGGTGTTGCGGCCCTGTCCGTAAGGACGAGGTTCTGCAGCTGGGGCATATCGTGCTCCAAATGAGTCCGGCGAGTACTACTCGGTTTACCCGGACAAGGGTGAACTGACCACTGTCAGGTGCGTGACAACCCACGCAGGTGTTGTAAGGCTAGAGCGATAGAGCTCAAAACCTTGGTTGAGGTGATCGGATTCGGATTCGCATACCAGCTAGGCATGGGAAAACTCCCATACGTAGCTCGTTTGATGTGAACACCTTTGATGTCCACCTTCCCGACTGTTACAACGCCTTTTGCGTGCACAGTGCCGAGACAAAACCCGTTCAGCCCGGAGGCTGAAACACTGACTCTTCGAGTCAGTGAACCCGAGACGAAGGAGACACCGATAGTAGAGGTTAACGCCTCTAGCACACTACCAACTGGAATTAACCAGTCGATCGTGAAGCTAAAGGGCATCAACTCCCAAGCGATCGACAATGGGTTGATGAGACCCAATGCCGCTAGTCGGTTCAGGCCTGGTTGGCTAACTTGCCCCAGGAGTGAGCACGAGACCCCAATCTCATAGGGTACCGTGATTGACGTATAGCCTGCTTGCCCAGAAGGGTTCGTAAAGCTACGCGTCCCTGAATCGGATACGCTGCGGGAAACCCTAAGAGTATGCGCCCTAGAGGCGACACTCTTTTGGAATTCCGACCACGCTCCGAAGACGTCTCCCATTAAGGGAAGCCACGCGAACTGATACTCCAGCCAGTTTTGGCTGAGGTCTCTGCCGTGTGACCCAGGGCCCTTAAGCCCTAAGTCTCTTCGGATCATCCTCCAACTGCCTTTCTTCGCCCAGAAAACCCATCGAATAAGCCGAAAGGCCGACTCGACAAGGTGTCTGATAGTCTCACGTAGCTCGCCTAGTGCGACGCCGACGTTGATATCAGCCTGGGCTAGCTTCAGACGACACTCTGTCTCCGCTTTCGACGTGAGGTTGTTAAACCCCTCGCGATAGAAGAGAGCATCCACTTCGACAAGGTCGCTGCTGAGCGTAGAGCTCGACAGCCCCGCCCCGGTTTCCCGGAGCGTGTAGGCATTTTGCCAGACGTTGAAGGGAGTCAAGGTTTGGAGATAAACTTTCCTCGCGTAAGTGAGGTCCATCCACTCTCCATGATACCTATGATTTCCACGTGGACTGAGTGCGCGGGACTGACCAGACGTGACGTACGGAATATCCGCTGCGTTCGCATGGTTCGTCCAGCAGGTCATGGGGTTATACGGACTGTCAATTCGACAGTAGTTCCCCTTCCCAGTTTTACTGGGTAAGTACGGTACGTACATGACTGTCTGTTGCGAAGCTCTTGCTTGGTTTCGGTGTCTGAGATCACCACGGCGAAGGAATACTGACTCTTACGAGAGTACGCCCACTTGTGGCTGGCGGCGTCACAGACGCCACCGCCCCCCG